ATCAATTTCAGGCTCATCAGTTACTTATAATCCATCTGATTTTGTTATTGGAGTTTCTGATTTTACAGAAGAAATAGATGTTACTAAATCAAGTTTAACTATTTCTTTATCTGGTGCAGATCAAACATTTATATCAACAGTATTAAATGAAAATGTAACTAATGACGAAGTAAGTATTTATAGAGGTTTATTAGATAGTTCTAGTTCATTAATAGCTGATCCTTTTCTTCTTTATAAAGGTAATATAGAAAACTTTGCAGTTAATGAATCTGAAAAAGATAGTGTTGTTAATATTACTGTAGTTTCTCATTGGGCTGACTTTGAAAAGAAAAATGGTCGTAAAACAAACAATACATCACAACAAAGATTTTTTAGTACAGATGTAGGAATGGATTTTGCATCACAAACAGTATTAGATATTAAATGGGGTAGAGAATAATGGGATTCGGTGGATTTGGTGGATTTATAAGATCAGCAGTTAGTTTCTTTTCTAACATGAATCCTGTTGTTAAATTAGTTGCAACAGTAGCTCTTGCTTGGGTATTTAGACCTAAAACACCAGAGATACCTGATTTTGCTACAAGTGAATTTGATGATTTTGAAAAAGGGGTATTATTAAACAAACAATCTAATGATGCAAATATTCCTGTAGTTTATGGAACAAGATTACTTGGTGGAACTAGAGTTTTTATAGAAACATCAGGAGATGATAATACTTATTTATATGTTGCTTTGGTTTTATCAGAGGGAGAAATTAACAATATTACTCAAATAAGAGTTGATGATAAAATAGTTACTTTTGATGGTAGCTTTGCAGATAATACTACAATAGATGTAGATAGTTCAGATTCTAATTTTTATAAAGATGGCGAAAGTTTAATTAGATTAGAGCCTCATTATGGTAGTGATGGTCAAGCAGCATCAACATTATTATCTACATTAGATAATTGGGGAACTAATCATAAGTTATCAGGATTAGCTTATCTTGCTGTTAGATTTAAATGGAATCAAGATGTATTTACTTCTATTCCTAAAATTCAAGCAGTAGTACAAGGTAAAAAAGTTAAAACTTATAATGCAAGTTTAGTAGAACAATCAGCTAGTTTTACTTCTAATCCAGCTTGGTGTTTATTAGATTATTTAACTAACGAAAGATATGGAAAAGGTTTATCAACTTCAGAAATAGATTTACAAAGTTTTTATGATGCTTCATTAATTTGTGAAACACAAGTAACACCATATTCAGGTGGAGATGATATAAATATTTTTGATTCAAATGCAGTATTAGATACATCTAAAAAAACTTTAGAAAATGTTAGAGAATTATTAAAAGGTTGCAGAGGTTATTTACCATATACACAAGGTACATATAAATTAGTAATTGAAACAACAGGAACTGCATCTATTACTTTAACAGAAGATGATATTATTGGTGGTTATCAATTATCTAGCCCAAGTAAAAATGAAAAATATAATAGAGTTATTGTATCTTATGTAGAGCCTGATCGAAATTGGCAAACTAATGAAATTCAATGGCCACCTATAGATGATTCAGGATTACCAAGTGCAGATCAACACGCAACAATGAAAGCTAGTGATGGTGGATTTTTATTAGAGGGTAGATTTGATTTTGGTAAAGTAATAACAAACCAATATCAAGCTGAAGAAATGGCTGAAGTTATATTAAGACGAACTAGAGAATCTACAAGACTTTCAATTAATGTTTCATTTAGTGCTTATGATTTATCAATAGGAGATATAGTAAATGTAACACACAGTTCATTAGGTTTTTCTGCTAAACCTTTTAGAATTTTATCAATTAAATTTAATTCAGATTATACTTTAGGTTTAGATTTAGTTGAACACCAAGATTCACATTTTACATGGGCAACAAAAATACAAGCAGCAACAGTACCAACAACTAATCTACCTAATCCATTTACAATTCAACCACCAGCAAGTGTTACATTAGATGATACTTTAATTGAATATAATGATGGTACAGTTATTGTAGCATTAGATATTACTATAGGTGCAAGTACAGATTCATTTATTGATTATTACCAAGTTGAATATAAAAAAAGTACAGATTCAAATTATATTATATATGCACAAGGTAGTGGATTAACACATAGAGTTTTAAATGTAATTGACCAAGAAATTTATGATGTAAGAGTAAAAGCTGTAAACACTCTCGGTGTATCTTCTAGTTATGTATCTGCATCAAGAACAATTATAGGTGCTATTGAACCACCAGCTGATGTAGAAGATTTTTCTTGTAATATTGTTGGACAAGAAGCACATTTATCATGGACACAAATACCTGATTTAGATTTAGCATATTATCAATTAAGATTTAGTGAAGAAACTGATGGTACTGCTGATTGGCAAAACTCAGTTGCATTAGTAGAAAAAATATCTCGACCAGGTACAAGTATTACAGTACCAGCTAGACAAGGTACTTATCTTATTAAAGCAGTAGATAAATTAGGAAACTTTAGTTCTAATGCTACAGCTATTATTTCAAATGTAACAAGTGTTCAAAATTTTAATTCTATTGCAACACAATCTGAACACCCTGATTTTAATGGAACTTTAAATAATGTTGTAATTGCCGATAGTACAATTAGATTAGATTCATCAGAATTATTTGATAGTGCTACAGGTTTATTTGATGATGAAACAACTAGATTTTTTGATTCTGGTGTTCAAAATGCTGACTTTTATGCAAGTGGTAATTATTTATTTGCAGATATAATTGATATTGGTGCAGTTCATACTGCTAGAATTACAGCAACATTAAGTCAAACATCAGATAACCCTGATGATTTATTTGATGCTAGAAGTGGATTATTTGATTCTGCATCATCTAACTTTGATGGAGATACACCAGCTAATGCTAATGCTCATATTGAGATTGCTACTTCTAATGATAATGTAACATATACAGATTTTAGAAATTTTATTATAGGTTCTTATACTTTTCGTTATGCTAAATTTAGAGTAGTTTTAATATCAAGAGATTTAGCATCTACTCCAGTTGTTAATGAAGTTACAGTTTCTATAGATATGGAAGATAGAATATTTAGTGGAAATGATATAACTTCTGGTGCTGGAACTTACACAGTTACATTTACAAACCCATATAAATCTGTTAATTATGCAGTTGGAATAACTGGCGAAAATATGGCTACTGGAGATTATTTCACAGTTGCTAATAAAACAATTAACGGATTTGATGTTTCATTTTTCAACAGTTCAGATACAGCAGTTTCAAGAACTTTTGATTATATTGCAAAAGGCTTTTAAAAGGAGTATAAGAACAACATGGCACAACACGATTACGATATAGCGAACCAATCATTTCCATCATTTAGAAGCGATCTTAATGGAGTTTTAGAAGCAATAAATACATCAAATTCTGGTACATCAAGACCTACTTCAGCAGTTGCAGGGACTGTATGGCTGGACGTAACCAATGCAACAAATCCAACCTTAAAATTTTATGACGGGACAGATGATATTTCTTTAGCACAATTTGATTATACAGCTAACACAGTAAACTGGTTAGACTCTACAGTAGCAACAGATTTAGTAAATGACACCACTCCACAACTAGGTGGAGATTTAGATGTTAATGGTAATTCAATCGTATCAGTATCTAATGGTAATATTTCAATAACACCTAATGGAACAGGTAAAGTTATATTAGATGGTATAAGTTATCCAACAGCAGATGGAACAGCAGATCAAGTAATGAAAACTGATGGTGCTGGTAATATTACTTTTGGAGAAGTATCTGGTGGAGAACAATGGCAAACAGTTAAGACAGCAGATTTTACAGCAGTAGCTGGAGAGGGATATTTTGTAAATACAACATCAGGAACAGTTACTATGACACTTCCTGCTTCTCCATCTTTAGGAGATTTTGTAACATTCGTTGATTACGCAGGTACATTCGATACTAATGCTTTAACAATAGGAAGAAACTCACAACCCATTCAAGGTTCAGCTAGTGATTTAACAGTTTCAGTTGAAAGGGCATCTAACACTTTAGTCTATGTAGATGGTACTCAAGGTTGGCTGTTAAAGGCTAAATAATGGCCACATACAAAGAGATTCAAGGTACAGCAGTTACTAATTACGCAGGAGATAAACCTAGTGTAGTTGAGGGAGAACTTTGGTACGATTCTACAAATCAAGCATTTAAATTTCAATATCCTAATACTGTTTCTGCTTGGAGTACAGGTGGTAATTTAAATACGGCTAGAGGAGATTTAGCTGGAGCAGGTACTCAAACTTCTTCTTTAGCATTTGGTGGAGAATCACCTGGAGGCCCAACAACTTTAACTGAATCTTATAATGGAACTTCTTGGACTGAAGTAAATGATTTAAATACTCAGAGATATAGACTTGCAGGTGCTGGAACACAAACATCTGCACTAGCTATTGCTGGAAGAGTTCCAGGAGATACGGCTGTAGTAGAATCTTGGAATGGCACATCTTGGACAGAGATCGCAGATGTAAATACAGCTAGACAAAATCTAGGAGGTGCAGGAGCAGATAATACAAATGCTTTAGCTTTTGGAGGATATATAACACCAACTGCTAGCTCTACAGCAATAACGGAATCTTATAATGGCACAAGCTGGACAGAAGTGAATGATATGAATACTGGAAGATTTTCGTTAGGAGATGCAGGTGCTGATAATACATCTGCCTTAGCTTTTGGTGGATCAACAGGTACTCCAGGTTATCAAGCAGAAACTGAATCTTGGAATGGTACAAGTTGGACGGAAGTAAATGATTTAAATCAAGCAAGAGCACAACTGGCAGGAGCAGGTATACAAACAGCTGCCTTAGCTATAGGCGGTAGATTAGATACTGGAGCTCCAGTAGAAGAATTTGCAGGAACAGAAATTTGGAATGGTACAAGTTGGACAGAAACTTCTGATTTAAGTACCGCAAGACAATTATTAGCAGGTGCAGGAACAACTTCTTCTGCATTAGCTTTTGGAGGTAATTCAGGAATTCAAACAACAGCAACCGAAGAATGGAACACGGGCATCCCAGTAGGTGCTTGGTCTACGGGTGGAAGTATGAATACGGCTAGAGCAGCAATGGGAGGATCAGGAATACAAACTGCAGCTTTAGGTTTTGGTGGAAGTGTTCCACCTCTAACAGCTGTAACAGAATCATATGATGGTACAAGTTGGACAGAGGTGAACGATTTAGCACAAGGTAGCTATATTAGCTCAGGAGCAGGCTCAAGCAACACTTCAGCTTTACGTGCTGGTGGTAGCACTACGGTTCGTATTGCAAACACTGAAGAATGGACAGCATCTTCAGCAGTAGCTACAGTA